CTCAAGGTCCCGCGGTACTACCCAAAATCGTACTGCGCGTCTCGTGCTCTCGCACTGTGAAACCACCACTATAAAATTGTGACTCCCTTATCAGGAGGTGCTATTGCACCACTCTGATCATACCACGAACCGAAGGAATATTCGTGATAAGACGGAGCAACCTGTTTAAGCAAGTCACAATTCATTCGGCGGTGGTTTGGTCGCATTTCTACGCCTGTCTCGGCCACTGAGACATATTTTGTTGAGATGTACATTGTGATATTAGAGTACATAATCTACCTTTTATTTAATAGAGTAAGGTCTCTATTGTCCACGCACCCACACCTCCTACAAAGGTGGCGGTGTGGCTTCATAATAAATAGGCGGTAATCCAGTCCAAAAATAGGTCTGGATGTCCTCGCCTGCCGCAGCATATATTTCATAGAGCGTAGTAGTGCCGCCCAGAACCATGTTGCGAATTATAAAGCCCTGCAAGGGTGCCACTGGCCACTCTGCCCCCGTATAATCCGACTTCTTGCCTGGTGAATAACGGAAGGGCCCATAGAATGGAACTTCAAACTCCAAATTGGGGTTGACATTCTTGTTCACACGGACCAATCCATTGAAACCAGTCAATGATTGTCGGGTATAGGGATTAGCATTCTTATCACCAAGTACTGCTGCCCTTGCGGCATCAGATACTGATGTATAGAAGTCTATTCCAGCTGAAGAGTGTGCATATTGATTCTCGTTAGGAGCAATATTATATCTCTCAACTTGGGTAGTGTTGTCAGCGTCAAGTGGACCACGAGGTAATATCTTATAGCGCATAGAACCTCGCCATCCGGAGAAAGAATTGACAATCCAATGCAGTAGCAATGTATTACAATAGTTGTAAGGAATAGTCCCCGCTGCACGCAAGTGCACAGCGCTGGGAACATTTCCCCGTAAATACGGGAACATTGACCTCCTGTTATGTGTTGTCGTGTAAGACGTATCCATAGGTCCGATACACTCATGTAGCGCATAGCGCTTGAGCAACGGACGAAAGGATCGTATTGTTTCTCCGAAAAATACATCGTTAATCCGATACAGATCGTCATGTTTAGGACCTAGAACATTTGCTATCTCATGCTCTGGTCTGTCCAATTCATCTGTATTTTCGGATTCGGGTACAGTTGGTTCAGTACCTGATTGTGGTTCCAAACCGGATTGTGGTTTAAACACAAACCTCTGGAAATAATCATCTGGTTGGGCAACTTCAAAGTCATCACCCATTGAAACATACACGTTAACCTCAATATCATTTGTGACTGTGCTATTAGGCGTAGTCAACTCGTTCACCACATACACTCCTATAACACCATTACCTTCCTCGATGGAAGCATATGGCGTCGTGGAGTACATCTGTGTAACAGAGTCACTGCCTGGTAAGTGATGATTTAAATACGTTCTGTGTTGCCCATTGGATACACTAATCGTAAAATCAGACTTGTCGGCAATGTCAATGATTTCGGTATAATTCGTATTGTACTCGTTCGATGCAAAGAAGTGTGGATCGTATACCACCTTCAATCTACCTTTGTGAAAAGCAGAAGCCACCACCTGGAACCTGAAGTTCATAGTACCTGTCCAGTACTCAAATGGCAATGCAGCCATAGCGCAGGCAGGTAAATGAAATGCTGTGGGTGTACCAGACTCTGCCCAAGTTACTGGGTCGACTCTGGCATTCCATAGCAAGGTCTCAGGCGGTGTCCCAATCGGCCACGTGAATTTAGTTAGATAAGATTCTCTTGAAGCTATGGATCTGATGTCCATAGGATCATTCGGTCCCAATCCTGCAATTCTAGGGTCAATTGATAACTCCTGCTTGTCATCCACTGACAACTTATTCACCGCATCCGGTGTTGTAGTCAGTGCTAAAGAGGATGACATGGTAGGACGGTATGGAGTCGGATCTAGAGTAGCTGGTGGTCGGCAATAGCCAAACACCCTGGCAACCCTTGCCACCGAACTCGCAATCTCTGACGTTGCTGATGCGTATGGTCCTATCACGGGCGCAGACGATAGCTTTCTTGCTACGTGTGCAACCTTAGTAGCAGGGCCAGACACAGTACCAGTCATATTAGCATGGTCTATTTCTGACTCCCTACCGCTTTGTGGTGACAAAGTTGTTGACTCCGCTGATGTAAGAACTGATAGTTCCACATCTTCGGCCCACGCAAACACATTGACAGTTACCTGATCAGATGCACCATTTGCATGGCGCAATGTATTTATGCTTCTCAACAGCAAATCTCCCATGAAACTCCACTCGGTTATTGGTATATCCAAGTAGTTATAATAATGGAAGAACGGCACCACTAGCTCACCACCTGTCGACATCGTTGGATTTAAAAACACTTTAGGCAATTGCGAGATTTGAACAAAAGTCTCGTCAAGTAATGCCGCCGTATTTGTTAAATTATCCAGCGTCGCATGTGGCAAATACGCCGCAACAGCTCTACCATACAGAAACCCGTTACCATTGACAACTATCTTTAAATGCATTTTACAACGCATCAACTTATAGTTGGCTATACGATTGGCAACACGTGGATTTTCAAAGTAGAGCTTCCAAGGATTTATTTGTGCAGCAAATGTCGTTGAAGTTGACCACTCCTCTTCATGAATCTTAATAGGTCTAGAAAAGAAGTTCTGTAATGTTGCATCCCCCGTATCTTGCGATGTGCGAGTTGCATCTACAGATGAATCTACTTCAATCTTGTACGAATTTTGCTGATCAGAAAATTTCACATTCTCTGACGCGGCATTCGCTACCGACATTATACCGGCTTCGTACCCCGACTGTGGGTCGAGGGGTGCGAGAAGTGCGTCAAAATCGGTCTCAACCAGTGAGGTAGATCGAGAATGACGAGAGGGAGACTCTAACTCCCTAAGCGTCTCGCGCGCTAATGTTGAATATTTACAAAAGAG